AATCAAGCGCAGGGTGTTGGGGCAGTCACGGCTAATGATGCTAGTTTTGCTGATGTAAGTTTGCTTCTGCATGGAGATGGCACAAGTGGAAGCACTACGATTACTGACAGTAGCTCTAACTCAGTATCTTTAACTGTTACCGGTAATACGCAAATTGATACAGCGGTTAAGAAATTTGGAACTGGCTCTATACAATTTGATGGTTCAGGTGATCAATTATCCTTTACTAACACTGGCTTTGGAACTGGTGACTTTACATATGAAGCGTGGGTTTATCCCGAAAGCCAAACGCAACGATTTCCAACCTGTTTTAGAGTTGTAAACGATGCTTTGACAGCGAATAAAGTTACAGTCCAGTACGATCATGAGATTGCAGCAGATAAGTTTAGGTTTAATGTTGGTACCGATCTTATTTTAAGCGCTACAAAAACTGCCAACCAATGGTATCATATTGCCGTAGTTAGATCAGGTACAACTTTAACTTTTTATTTAGACGGTGTTTCTGTAGGCACTCACAGCTATTCTTACAACGTGCCTTCAAACACTGTTTTTATAGGCGGTGATGTTGCGGCTTCTTCCGATACGCCATTTAAAGGTTTTATCGACGAGCTTCGCATTACCAAAGGTGTGGCCCGTTACACATCTAACTTCACGCCGCCTACCGCTGCTTTCTTAAACTCTGGCCCTACATTGGATCTTTCCAGCGGCACCTACTTCAGCTACACCCCATCAGCCAACACCACGTTTGCATTCAGCAATGCACCAGCATCTGGCACGGCGGCTGGCTTTGCTTTGGCGGTTACTCCAAGCGCCACAGTTGCGCTAACTTATCCTTCATCAGTAGAGTGGCCCAGCGGCACAGCCCCAGATGCACCGGCTAGCGGTGAGACAGATGTGCTTGTTTTTCTGACCGACGATGGCGGTACGTCTTATCAAGGTTTCCAAGCAGGAGATGCAATGTCATGAGCATATCAAGATTAATGCAAATGGGTGCGGCTGGGGTTACTAAAGTTTACTATAAAGCTACTCAAGATTCTACGGAGGGAAGAAATTCATATGTAGACTTGGGCGCTAACTTATTTACAAACGCATACCCTACCTACACCGTAGAGGCTTGGGTTCGACCTTTGCGCACACCAACTGGCTCTGGTTGGATTATTGACCAGCATCCAGGTGGTTCTGGTAGACTTATTATAGGCGCTAATAACGGCAACATAGGTGCGTTTTCTGGGAGTTGGTATGTAACAAGCACCAACTTTGGAAGCACAAGCACTTTTGCTCACCTTGCTTATGTTGCAAAGGGCGATGGAACTATGGAGTTTTTTAAAGATGGTGTGAGCGTAGGGACATCTGGCGTATATATCACCGTAGCCCCTAACGCACAAAATACATTATGGGGACAAGACACAAACTATGGCGATTTTGGCTGCGAGTACAGAGGGTTTAGAATTAACTCTACTGAATTATATACAGCCAACTTTACTCCACCCTCTATAGACGGAGGGCTGACAAATGTTTCAGGCACCGTTGCGCTGTGGAACGGTTTGTCGGGAAGTGCTGTTGATGCTTCTGGAAACAACACTTGGTCTGCAACTAACTTTTCTTTCTCGGAGGTATAAATGCACGTTAAATTAACAAACGGTCAGCCCGACCAATTCCCTTACACCGTTGGGCAATTTCGCCGTGATAACCCACAGACCAGCTTCCCAAAGCAGATCCCTGACACAATCTTGCGCCGCTACGGCGTATATCAGGTGACTGAGCTTGAAAAGCCAACCCATGATCCACTGGTGCAAACACTTGTGGCTGGCACACCCGCAAGGGAAGTCATCCGCATGAAGACAGAGGAAGACTGCACTGACCCTGACACGGGTGAGGTCGATACAGATCAGGTCGGTCAGCCCCTGTATGGCAGCGAGTGGGAAGTAGAACACACCGTGCAAAACATGGAGCAATCAACGGCAGAGGCTAACGTAAGATCCAAGCGTGATGGCTTGTTGCAAGAGACTGACTGGATGGCTTTATCTGATGTTACAATGTCCGACACAATTACAGCGTATCGACAGGCTCTGCGTGACATCCCAAGTCAAGCTGGCTTTCCTTTCAGTGTCACTTGGCCTTCAAACCCACTTAGCTCAAATTGGCCATAAGGTATAGGTAAGAATATGGATAAGAGAACAGTACACTCAGCGCATGAACGCATCGACGGATTGGAGAAAGAAGTTGTGGCTATTAAAACAGAAATGGATATTCAATTTAAAGATTTGTTTAACCGCGTAAAACGCTTAGAAGCTATTATGATTGGCACATCTGGCTTTATCATAGTGCTGCTTTTGCGAATGAATATGCTGGGATAAGTTATGCTAGCCGAGCTTGCCGCAGCAAACGCAGCTTACAGTACGATCAAGAAGTTTGTATCTAATGGTAAAGAGGTTAGTGATTTTCTTTCGCCTCTTAAAAATCTTGTTGGTGCAGAGGAAGACTTAAAAGCTCGTGGCAATCGTAAAAAAAATGGGTTGTTCTCTAAAGTTTTAGGTAAGTCTGCCGATGACTTTGATGAGTTCATTGCTTTGCAGCAGATACAAGAGCAGCGAAAAGAACTAGAATCTATTTGTAGATTGTACGGCAAGCCGGGGACATGGGATTCCTTCTTAGCTTTCGAGGCTAAGATGCGCGTTCAGCGCAAGAAAGAAGCAGAGCAAAAACAAAAACAAATAGCGGCTACAATTAAATATATTACTTGGGGCATTGCTGCTTCTCTATCTATTGGTGGTGTTGTTGTTTTGTATTTCTTCACTGAATTTTTGAAAGGTATCAGATGACTATAGCTATGGAAAAGATATTGGCTTGGAAGATAATGCCGCGTGTTATGATGCTGGTTATGACCATCATGTATATCCGCGTCATAGAGTGGTTTATGTCTTTGCCGCAGGATGTGGTAAGCACACAAGCTACAGCGCTTACAGCTACCGTTACAGGCGCTCTCACGGGTGCTTTTGCAGTGTGGGTTGGGTCTGAGAAATGATTGGTCAGATTATAGGTGCAGTTGGTGGGCTTGCTACTAGCTATATAGATGGCAAGGCTGCTGTTCAGAAAGCAAACGCTGAGATTAAACTTAAGCAAGCTACTGGTGAGATGGATTGGGAGCAGTCAGCCATCGAAGCTTCAAAGGATTCTTGGAAGGATGAGCTTTGGACTATAGTTTTTGTAGCTATTCTTTGCATGAACTTCATTCCTTCTATGCAAACTGTAATGGCGCAGGGCTTTGCTAATCTAGAAACCACACCACTCTGGGTGCAGTGGGGTATGTATGCCTCTATTGCAGCTAGCTTTGGAATTAGAACGATGAAGGGATTAAAGAAATGAGTGAGTTTAAACTGAGCAGACGCAGCCTTGACCGGCTCGAAGGGGTCGATGACCGCTTAGTTTCTGTAGTTAAATACGCAATCACACTTACAAAAACAGACTTCGGAGTCATACAAGGGCTCCGCACAATTGAGCAGCAAAAAGAATTGGTTGCCAAGGGTGCATCACAAACCATGAAGTCAAAGCACTTAGATGGTTTGGCTGTTGATCTTATGGCTTACATCAATGGCCGTGGATCTTGGGAGCTAAATCTTTATGACGATCTGGCTGACGCTATGGCTGAAGCTGCTGATCTTGTTGGCTGCCGTGTGCGTTGGGGTGCTGCTTGGCAGATTGATAACCTTGGTGATTGGGATGGCAGTGCTGAAGAAGCAATGAATGCTTACATTGATCTAAGAAGAAGTGAAGGCAGAAGGCCATTTATTGATGGCCCTCACTTTGAATTGATGGTATAAAACTTTGGGGTCAGCATTTAATTTTAATCTTAAACTCGCGGTTTTCGATCACTGAAGGTGCTGGCCCCACGATCTTATCTTCATGCCTATGAAGTACAGCAAGTGTTTTCTTTCTATTGTATCCTAAGAATGACATGCGTTTGCAGATAGCGTCCTTACTTTTACCTAGTAATGCCAGCCTGATAATCTCTTTTGTTTCTGGCTTACTATCTCTGCCACCCATATTATAATCTGGTGCCATGTTATGTTTTAAGGATTGGGTTTGACCATCGCGTTTTAGAATGCGTTGCTTGCCTTCTTTAGCTGACTTAATCATTGCTTCACGTAGTTCGTCTTGCGTCATATGCTATACCCCATTTCTCTTAGCTTGTTTACAAACTGGTTTAATTCAGAACGCGCAGCCCATAGGTCTTGCTTAACATTTGGATGTGGGTCTGTTCTATTCTCTTCATCAATCAAGCGATCAACTCTGCGCTTAAGAAAGTCTAGCTCTACTTTATGCGCTGGCGTTACCTCCATTACTCATCCTCCTGCTGTGGCTTCCGCTTGGGTCGCACAGTATTTGATTCTTCATACTGAATGACGCACTGCACTGGCCCGTATAAATTGTGTGGATATTTTTCTATGAGATCAGCGCATTCGTATGGTGATGAGAAGACCATGATTGCGACCCATGTTGTTTTTATCATTTGTATTTCTCCACTGTGCTTTTGCTGATGCCAAGAAACATAGCTATAGATGTAACACACCAGCCTCTGTTTCTAAAATATTTTATGTCTGATAGTTCGTCATCGGTTAGCGGTTTGTTTCGCCAGCCTTTGCCATAACCTTTATGCGGTTCGGTTTCTTTTGGCTCTTTCTTTTTTCTTCTTGAGAGCCCGTTAATTTCTTTCAGTCTTTCATTGCAGCCTTTTGCATCGGCCATCATCTTTTCTAATTCAGTCATTCGTTACTCCAAAAAAAACCCTGCCTATAATTAAATAAGCAGGGCAGTTGACAGGGCAGTACGTGTGAGGGTGTACCCTTGGAGAACACCCCTATACTAGAACGGTATGTCATCGCCTTGCAAGGGGTCATCTCTTTTTTGTGGCTCGCTAATTACAAAGGACAAGTAAGGCTTGCCATCTTTCATGCGCCGCCATGCTGCAACCCTACGATCTGATGTTGGCTGGGTGTATGGCATTTGCTTATCCGCTGTGTTGTAAACGGTTCCAGTGTAATTAGGTGCTGACTCTTTACTGTTGTCATTGGGGAACATAGCTCCTACTTTTTCGTAGATCTCCATGATCTCTTTGCCGTTCTTGGATTCACGGCGAACAACGCAGTACTTCCCATCGCGTCCTTCGACATTGATCTTGCCTTGTAAGATCATCTTCATGTCATCGAATGGTGGGAATGCTGCGCCGTTATTTGTTGGATCGTAATCTGCCATGCTTCTGGCTCCTTTTGTTGTGTAGCTTACCAGCTACCGTTGCTGCTCTTGCTTCCACTATCTTGATCGTACTTGTTGCCATCCATCTTACCTAAGAAGATATCAGCATCGCATCCGATATGTGACAGTGCTTTAGTAAGGCCATCAGTGATAGCCATCTTCGGTGCATCTTCAGCCATACGGCCCTTAGCTGCATCAAAGAACTTACGGCACCCTGTGAAGGGGCCAAATGAATTAGAGGGTGTGCCATGCCAGACAGTCACATGCCCTAGCACAGCGCTATCTCCGTTGCTCACAGGTACAATCTCTGTTGTGTTGTGCCATCCCCAGCCTTCGCCTACAGCACCAAACTCTTCTGTCATTTTTTTGACTTGGTACTGCGGGTCAATCGCGGTGAATGAACGGCTGCCGAAGCTGACCTTCTTCAGATACTTGGGGTCTGAAGAGGCCAGCCTGTCCCATACGTCGAGGTTATTAGTCATTAGTTGGTTCTCCTTGTTATGCGGAGTGATCCCCGCTTGTCTCGTTTGATTGTGAGTTGGTCGCAGTAAACTTCTCGTTCGTTATCACCGACCATTTGTTTGAGGTCTTTCTTAGCGTTCTCAAAGACACGGTTGTGTTCATATCCGTTGATATAGGTAATCGATGCGTCGATAAATTGGTTGTCTCTGCTGGCGTCACGCTTGACCATGTTGTCCACCTCAACTTTGTCGATGTTGATTGCTGGCGTATCCACACCAACCGGCTCTTCATCGCGTACAACGTAACCCCAGAAGTCTGACACCACCGTCCACATAGAATCGAAATAGCTTTTGTTGTACGATACATAGGCTGATTCCCACCTGCTGTTGCCAAAGATAACTGAGAAGTAAGCGCCATCAGCATCAGCTAGATGGCAGTACATTTGTATTTGCGGCATGTAGTATTCAATGACATCATCCATATTCTTGTATGGATTAGTATGCTTGGCTTCGACAATGCGCGTTGCCCACTTAGCATCAATCATACCCTTGGCTGGTACTGGCCCAATCATATCCTCATATTCATGCTGATGATTAGACAGCACACAATCATGCTCTTGCTCGAACCACTGAAGGTTGAAGTCTTCGGTCCAGCTACCAAGCTGCACTGCAATGTTGCGAGACAGATCATCCGATTCGACACGACCAGTTTTGATTTGCCAAAGCTCTAACCAATTGCCCTGCATAATTTTTACGCAGTCACTTCCTCCGATGAAACCCTTTCGTTCCATTGTGTTCTCCATTATTGTTTTGTTTATAACTACTTACATACTGCATATACGCAG